GATCCTATAGTCTTGTAGTAAATGGTCCTCAGTAATCTTAATATTCTGGAGTCCTTTATCGCCAACCATCATAGCTAGTTTTCTAGGGTTATCATGATATACAGCCTTACCTACAGTAGCCATGTGTTCGTATGCTTGCTTTAAAATAGATGTCAAGGCCCAATAGAAAGGCTCTTGAACTAGAGAACCTCTTTGTATCTGAGCTTCTACTACACCTACTAATACATCGCCACCACCTTGAGTTCCTGTCATCGCTTCGTTAACTCCTGTAACATCTTGAATAGATTGTTGGATAACGCTAACAGCCTGGAACATCTGTAATGTGCCTTGACCTATGTTTGTACCGTAAGTACCAATAGCATTCTGTACTGAACCTACTCTATCTGTATCTACAAAGATTGGTTTAGATGCGTTGATGTTTCTTACTACATCTGCTTCTCCATCTCTGTCATCTACAGCAGATTTAGATATAACAGTACCAGTACCTCTCATGTTTGACATCTGAGATTCTACTACTGACAATGTTCTATTCAAAAATCTTTGTGGATCAATAACGTCATCTAAAGGAGTAAGAACTTCTCCCCTGTCATATACCCATGTGTAGCATTTGTATGGGAACTTAACATTTGATGGGTCGTATAGATTCTTCTCTTGGTATGGTAATATTCCATACTCTAATAAAATATCTCCTTCAGCACTACCTAACTCTTCAGCAGGTATCATAATAGCGTAACGAAGTACATCTACATAGATAGAATGTTTCTTCTTCTTACCTAACTCTTCTTTGTGAGCTTCTGTCTGTGGCTCAATCAAATCTTTATCTGTATAGTTAGAATCTGGATCGTTAATCATTGTGTAATATGGATAACCAAAATCATCCTTAACCCATCCGTATTCTTTTTTCTCTACATCCTTCCAATATACTTCATACACAGGAATCTTTCCTCCTGGTTGCATATAGATACCATTAACAATCTTATGCATAATATTAGAACGATTGTTCTTACCATACTCCTCAATAAGTAATCTTTCTTCTTGAGTTAAGTGTTCGTATCTTTCGTAAATACTTGGAGCATCCATATAATACCACTCTCCCATGTGTTCACAGTCTGATAAGTCTGGCTTAACAGCTGACATATCCCATAAAAAGAATAATGGATTTACAGATTTAGCTACATAGTTATCATTAGCTTCAAATCCTTTATAGATTCCTAAACCACAGATAGCAAGGTTACGAGTAATCTGTACTTTTAATTCATCAATATTAATCTCAGCAGCGATATATTCGATAAGGTTATTGATGTCTTGTTCATACTCCTCTACAAAAGTGTTGTAGAATAGCTCTTCTGTCGTTACAGGGTCATCTGCTACAGGTGCGTTCTCCTGGATAATATCTTTAAAGAAAGGAAAATCATCTGCTATCTTTTGTAGCACACGTAATTTCTTAATCTCTTCTTCTCTTTTGTTTATCACGAAATCTGATATACATGTAGCTTTAGCATCAAAAGCCAAACGAATAGCGTTACCAATGTATTGTTGTACCATTGGCTTAATTACGTTCTTAGTCCACTTCAATCTGTTTCTGATGTCTCCAGATTCATCTAGGAAGAAAGCTTCTACGTCCTCATCAAATATCCATTGACCATCTTGACCTCTAAAGAATGACCAGTTAACAATACATTTGTTTATGAATTGTCTATAAAGGAAATTACTCATTGAAGATAATACATACTTAGCATAATCCCTATGGTAAGTTTTATCTTTTACTCTGGTAAGCTTATTTGGTCTTACTCTGTTTTGGCTGAACATGTAACTCATCGCAGTACATCATTTATTTTAACAAGGATTTCTTTCTTAGTTTTTCTATCTTTAACTTTAACTCCATAAGAAGTTTCTAATCGTTTCACCATATCTGGTAGTTCTTCATGTATCTTAACTAACAGGTCAGTATATTTCTTCTTCTCATCCACTTCCATTGTAGCTAATTCATTAGAACCTACTACAACCATCTCATTTAAAGTTTCAAACATATACTCACTTAAAAGTTTTGCTCTAAGTCTATACTCTGGATTAAACTCCTCCATCTTCTTGATAGCTTCTCTAATCTCTATAGGTATATCACCATCCACTAAAGCTCTAAGTTGTTTCTGTTGTAAGTAGCTCTTACCATAAACAATCTCTAAAGCTCTATTCAATCTCTCTCTCTTATCGCTCAACTTGTATAAAGGACTTGTTCTGTTTCCTAATAACCAGCAGAGTCTTACTTCTTTTGCTTTAAGGTTTTTAAACTCATCTATCTGAGCTAATTCGGGATATTCTATTCTAAGATCTTCTCCCGATTCTAAACCAAAAAGTATAATTTCAGCTTCTTTTTGTGCCATAAATTTAATAAAAAAGGGTAGAGAAATTAATCCCTACCCCACAAAGATAATAATTTTTCAATTATACAGCTGGACAACCTAAATAATCCGCTACAGTAGCGTAAGAACCATTCAAGATTGAAGTCAATCTATTAATTGTTGCAACAGGCTCTGGACCAGCAACGGCTGTATTAATGTAAACAAGAGATGTAGCATTTCTGATTACACCTAATCCAGATACAGCATTGTGACGAATCACTTGTCTGTGTTGAATAATGTAACGATTGTAAGTACCACTAACTAAAGTTGAGTTAGGAACATAACGTAAAATCTCAGTAGTAGTTCCAACTGGAGCAACCCATGCAGTAGCAGTTGAGATAACAGCAAGTGGAACGCTAGTTTCTACAAATAACTGACCAGTTAAAGGAGAGATAGATGTAATACGAACTTTAGTACCTACAGCAGTAGCAGTAAAATATGCAGATGGATCAGAGTTTATCTCATTGATAAATTTAGTTTGAAGATCAGCAATAGTAGGAGCTACAGGAGGAACTACAGTTCCGTTACTAGAAACTGTGTAAGTTCTTGGAACATAAACAGCTTTAGTCTCCTGACCACCTCCGAAGAAGTTTTGAACGTAAGGAGCAGACACAGTTAAGCTGTAAATACTTTGAGCTACTAGAGTAGCCGCAGCTAATTCTACATCTACTACGTTAGCAGTACCTGCTGTGTAAACATTGTAACGAAATCCTAACAAATCAGAAGTTTTAATCTGAATAGCATTAGCTCCAGACTCATCTCTGATTGTTAATACTCCACCAGCCAATAAAACATCATTTAAAGCTACTGGTGTGTTCAAGATAGACAAACCATCTAGTTCTTGAACTCTTGGTAATTTGTAATTAAAAGCCATTTTAAAAAAATTTAGTCACCGATATTTCTATCTGTGTAGTTAATAATAAAACTTAACACTGTGTTAAATCCTGACAAAGATATAAAAAATTTTTAAAGTTGTTTTTTTTGGGAATAAAGATTAAGATTAAATTATAATTTATTATGATTTAAGATTAATTTTTATTTCTTTTTCTTTTTAGATTATGTATAGAGTATATATATTTATATATATACGAATATATATAATCGTTTTTCTTTTTTTGATTAATTCTTTTTTTGCTTCTTTTTTTCTTATTAAACTTTTTTTCTTTGTTTTTCTTTTTTTTCTCTTTTAAAATTTAATTCTAAAAAAGTGTTAAAATATTTTTTCATTAAAAATTCTTTTGTAGTTTTGTCTCGTCATGATTCTCCAAGTTTCCATTCTGTTTTCATGACAATTACTTTGTTTTGAGGGAGTGAATAATAGTAGCTCCCTTTTTTTGACTAGAAGATATGAGTTTTAAAGTTATTTGTAAAAACGATAAGGCGATGCCAAAAGATTTTCCATCTGCATACTGGATTGAATATGGAGAAGTTTATACTGTTGTTGATTCAAAGAAGATGGCAAATAACAGGATGGCTACTGGATATAAACTTGAAGAGATTGATATGCCTGTTGATTGTCCATATCAATATTTCTTAGCTAATAGATTCGTGCCTTATAACGATGAGGCAGATAAAGCTTTACAAGAATTAATGGATGAAGTAAATGAGATTGTCCCCGAAGTACAAGGGGTCGTAGGTCAACTAAGGCGATGTGTAAGGACAGTTTACTTGCCAACGCACACTCTAGTTGCTGGATCGTAAGCCAGTCAAAGTTGGCAACTCTTTCGGTCATATAAAAAGTTGCATAAAGCCAAGTAGCTTAGTGGTAAAGCCCGACCTTTTAAGTCGGAGAACACAGAGTTCGATTCTTTGTCTTGGCTCAAAAAATTTTATATGTATCAATTAGTAACTGAACTTAACAAGTTCAACAATGTGGTCTTCAATGAAGAAGATCACTCTTATTACCTTAACTTTAAAAGATGTATATCAACAACAGAACTTATAGGTCGATTCAAGAAGAAGTTTGAAACAGAGTTAATGTCTAGCTTAGTAGCTAAACGTGACGGTAGAACTAAAGATGATGTAATAGCCGAATGGGATGAGAAGAGAATAACGTCTCAAATTAGAGGTACAGAGCTTCATAAGTGCGCTGAGCTAATGTTTCAAAGTAAAGGGTATAAACCTGATCCTATCGTAACAAATAAGCTATATAAAATGTTACAAGACTTTCATAAAAATCATAAGAATATATTAGCATTAGTGAGAGCAGAGCTTGTCGTAGGAGACGATACCTGGGGTGTATGTGGAATGATAGACAAACTATTCTACAACACGCTTGAGAATGAACTTCAAATATGGGATTACAAAACAAATAAAGAGATTAAGACTACAAGTAAGTATAAAATGATTAATGGATTGAATCATCTTGAAGAGTGTGAATTTAACACTTACTCACTACAATTAAGCATATACAAAAAAATAATTGAGAAAAACACTAATTTAAAAATTGGAAAATCATATCTTTGCTGGATTAACGAAGAGAATGATTCGTATGAGATAATTGAAACTAAGTATTTTGATGCCGAATCTACTCTAATGCTAAATAGTAGGATAGATGAGTACAACTTCAGCTTATTCGAGTAATAAACTCAAACAAATAATAGATAATAAAACTTATCACTTTATTACTAAGTCTTATATATATCCAGCTTTTGAATATAATAGAAAGAAATCAGAGTACCATCTATATTGGTATAACGCTAAAAAAGGAATCTATAACGACCTACATAGATACCAATGTTTATCTCACAAAGTATTAAATAAAAAAGAAATGATGTTATTTTTAGATAATTTAAGCGTATATAATAAAGAGATAGATTCTGAAGATGGAATCATCTGGGTACATAAAGAGATAGGATTCGATAAAAACAAAGTGCTAATAAATCAATACAAGCTATCAATCTAATATCTTTAATATCTTTCCTGTAGTCTTATCAACCCTAGCTTTCTTCATTCTATAGTTCGTCTCTTTGGATTGGACAAAACGTATCTCAACATTAGGTAATCCTCCTTCACTTTTAATATTCTCTGGCTCGTACCTAGCGTGAGCTATACTATTAATATAAGCAAATGTTATAGCAAAGATACTGTCATCATAATCGTATCGTGGATCGGCCGCCTGATACCTTGTCTGTCTGTGACTATTCTGACTCTTTAAATCTTTCTCTACAAACGTCTTTAGTTGCTCCCAAAACCATGGTATATCAATATTGTGCATATACGCCTCTAAAAGCTCTTCTAACTTAGCTATAATACGTGGAGCTGTGTTAGCCTTATTGGATATACCAAACCATTTGCCTCCATGCATCTGAAAATACTCTGGTAGCTGTGCGTTAGCAGTGAATTTACTTTTAAATCCATGTATCTCCTGGAAATCTACGTGCATATCACCAATGTTATTCTCTACAAGTTCCTTAACACCACCTCTTCCTATCTGATCGTAATATAAACTCTGTAACAACACCTGTAGATACGTCTGCTTAAACTTTCTATCCCTATGAAATACTACAGATGACACAGAATTAGTAAGAGAATCCCATATAGCACTACACATCATGGAGTGTCCTGTCTCTGAGTTGATGGGGTCAGTACCTTGATACCACCTATTCTTCCATTTTTCCCCTGCTGGAGGGTGATGAATTACTACAGCGGAGGTAGATACATCTTCTCTTGATCCTGTTGACACCCATTTAGCCCCTATAATCTTAAATTCAGTCAATAAATCAGGTGTAGGCCTACTTAAATCTAATATAGGCTCAAAAAAACCGTAGTCTAAAGGCTTGTCGTGGCCGTATATCTCATTTAATCGTTGGTTACAGGTGTGAATAGGCACTAAAGTACGTGATTTACGCAAGAACATGTCATCAATAGTGATAGGATAATGTTGATGAAACTGAACCTTAGCTATTTCACCTTTTTTCGTTCCTTCTAACGCTAAATAAGCCTTTCTCTCATTGTTAATATGAGCATCATTAACACCTCGCCTTGCGTAAGCATTAAAGAATAGAGGTATAATACCGTATTCATAATTCTTTTCTTTCCATTGTTTAAGACACATTTTAAATTCAGACTCAAATACAGAACCACCCTTATCCATCTCTCCTCCTGTACCCCATGCAAGGAACTGTTGCTGCATAGTCATCTTTCCTGTCTCTGGGTTGTACTTAAATAGGGCTGGCCTACCTTCACGCATCATCTCACCAAATATCTCAAATAAACCAATCTCATCAATGAATACAGCTGATGGAGATCCACCATTAATAGCATCTACAGCTGGAGTATCTACCTGGAAGCGTGATGCACCACCATCTTCTCTACCTTTCTTATCTCCTTTCTTATCGAATGACATTACTTGGTCAGTCCAGTTCTTAACCTCTTGAGCTATTACATCTGGTAGCTTAGTATATGTCCATTTAACCTTATCCCTAAATATCTCAACGCCTTTATCTTTGGAGTGAGTAACAAACTTGATGAAGTAAGATTTGTTGAAGTTTACTCGCTTCATTCCTGCTAGACACATGGTAGTGGTAAAACCAATCTGTCGTGCCTTACCAATCATAAGTGAATAACCACAGTCGAATAGGAAGAGAAGTACTTTCTGAGCATCCCATGCTTGATATGCTAACATACCGTTCTCAGACCTGTCTTCTTTGATGAATCCGTACTTATTACAGAAGTATAGTGTATTATCTTTACAGCGTTGTATCTCAGTTAATAGCCAATCTACTTGATCATCTTCCGTATCGAAGTCAAGTATATCTGAGTCATCTTGAAGCCAAAGTTCTGCCTGTTTACAGTAGATGTCGAATGGCTCGTGATAAATTTTATTCTGCCATCCGCTATTTATGGAATCTATCCAATTAACAAATGATTGTGGATACTCAAATTCTCTATGTGAAGGCTTCCATTCGGAAGTAAGAATTTCGAGTACCTCTTTATTTCTTTTACTCATATCACAAATTTAGCAAATATTAATGACAAAAGAAAAGCCCACCGTATTTTGTGAGCTTAAATAAAAGACCTATCCTGGTACGCTCGATCGGGAGACACCCCAGTCCAGAAGCGTGATAGGTACTGTCAATAACCTTTATCTCTAGTAGTAGCTTCTGATTGACTATTTGCTATCTTATCAGACTTATAGTATCCTCTTTCAGACTTCTTCTTATTCTTCTTCATCTTATCGTATTTAGCATACGCTTTTTGAATAAGCTTAGGATCTATACCAGGGTTGTACATTATCTAGGGTTTATTTTTGTGTCTTTTATTTTTCTTGATACGATATTTCCAGCTTGATTGTATCTTTCTTTTTCTACATGTTTTCCTCCTCCAGGCATGCTGTAAACTTCTTTTACTTTTTTACCTCCTCTAGATTCAATACGTTTTCCTTGAACTTCTTTACCATCAAACTCAGAAGAAATAGTAGATACATTTCTGCCTGTAGCTTTGTTATAAGCATTAGCTACTAATTCTTTTAACTTTTTAGGCTTATCCATTATTTATTACTCTTGTAAGAAGAAGAAGATTTCATTTTCATTCTTGGCATATCGTCAAAGCTTTTGTATTCTTTAGATTTTGATCCGCTTCCCATTGGCACATTTTGACCTTTAGGCGTAGAAGTACTTGGTTTAGACACTGTTGCAGGAGTAGCTCTATATCTAGTAGCATTATCATTAGCAGATTTTTCTGTTCCTTTTTTAAAAGCATTTTGAATTAATTGCTTTAATGGTTTTTTAGGCTGTAACATATTATTTTTTCTTTTTAAATTTAGACATAAACTTTTCTTTCTTTTCTTCTTTCTTAGATTCACCTTTTTCGTGTTTCATCTTATCTTTTTTAGAAGAGTATTTTTCTTCAGCTTCAGATCCAATGTATTCTGATAGCATAGCTTTTTTAAGTGCATTTCCTTTTTTCATATTTTTAAAGAATTCTTTTAAACTTTGTTTTTTGGCTCAAAGTCTGTTTACCACTTTTCATTTCTTTTGCAAGTCCACCTGGAGATGTAACTCTTTTTATTTCTTTAGCTCTTTCTTCTTTATAAGCAGGGCTGTAAACAGTTTTATCACTTGCGGTAGGACCTTCATATTTACTTGGATTATAGCTATATCCTAAAAAATCTTTATTATCATTTTCTTTCATTCCTCTCAATCCTCCTTGTCTTTTGGCTTCTTTATTCCATAAAGCTTGTTTTTTATTTCTTTCATCTACAGCAGCTTGAATAGGAGCAGGTCTAGATGTTTTAGTAGAAGCAGGACCATTATTAGATGGTTTAGAGCTATTAGCTTTGTTTAAAGCATTACCGATAAGTTTTTTTAAATTTGCCATTTTATTTTTTTTAATTAGTCGCAGTATTTTTTATCTTTAGTATTCTTGTACATCAACTTAAATGTTTGCTTTGATGTAGCGGCTTCATCTTTTAACGTAGGAGCAGCAGCAGGTCTCCCCTCTACTCTTCCTTTGTCTACGTAGCTTCCGTTCTTGTCAGGATTAGAAGCCCAATATTTATCTTTCATAACTTAATTTTTGTCAAAGATATAAAAAAATATTATAATACATTATCTACCAAAAGTAAAGAAATTTACAGCTACATCATACGCCTGGTATAACAGTTGTATATGATGTTCCTCCTTCTCCTTATCATTAAATACAATACGTACAGTAACCTGCTTCTTCATGAATAGAAACATCTCTACCACACCACACATCTCTTCTATCTGGGCATTTATTCT